AAGCTCATTCTCAGGCGTGTCTGGAATATCTACAAACCATCCGATAGCTTTATCAACCGCCATTACAGCGAATGCCGCAGTTGCGGCTGCTCCGACTACAGCTCCAGCGAATGCTGCGGCACTCATCCCGGAGAAGAATCCAGTTACGGTTCCCCCCAGGAACGCACCTATGGCTGCAAATATGGCCATATCAGAAGTCCCTGTGTGATAGTAAAGACTCTGCGTGATAGTAAATCACTGGCTTGACCCCCACTTTACAGGCTTCACAATGGAATGAGCGAACTCAAATGCTGTGTCGTTCGGAAAGAACCTCTGCTGTGAAGCTGGCGTTGTTCGTCTACCAGCAGTCCTGTTAAAGTCCGCCCAATGACTTGCTGCCTCGATAGTGACCGTTGCTGTCTCCGAATTCTCGGCAGCCGTCCATGATGACATTCTGGAATTTAGCTGGACACCGAACACGTCAATTATTGATCCGTCATCATCAATCATAGCTCGCCAAACATCTACGCGTCGACCAGATATGGGCTGAGTCAGCACAACAGCCATTGTAGACTTGTCAACATTCTGGGCAGTGATTAAAAATGAACCAACAGTAATATCAGTAGAATCTGACACAGAGCTAACACTAATAAAAGAGGATACAGAGCTGTATATATCACCAGCGTGAATTAGAGGGTGGCCGTAGTCCGTCCAATATTGCGTACCTCTAGCAAACTGAATCTTGAGCAACAAGGCATGATTGAAATCATCTGATTTAAGCGCAGTAATAGCCCTCGCATCTGATACGACTCTAGGCATTAGACAGCCTCAATGAAAGAAACATTTATGCGCTGATTATCTGATGAGCTAATAGATAGAGTGTGACGATTGCTAGGAAACCGTACAGTGAACGGAACGTCATCATAAATCAGCAGCTCGTTATTAGCGACAGGAGACCGCAGGGACGGCGATATGGACAAATCTCCTGCGCCGCTTCGGTCTTCAATAATCATATAAACTTTATCGTGCCCGTTAAATTTGATGAAGTCGCCTTTCAACAATGTTCCGGTGATTCCGTCAATTGTTATAGTAGATGTTCCCGCAGAGTAGCCGCCAGAATTGTTGACAGCTACAGTACCAGAAACAGTCCCTCTGGCAGTAGAATATTCTGGCAGCGTCAATTCAAACGCTGATGATTTGTTGGAACGAATAAAAGCAATGATCTCCGAGGCATCAGCGCGTGTTAATGATGGATACTGCGCTGATATTTCCCATCTGTGCGCGTTAAGTGTCCGGGATTGAGTCCTAAGATTGCCCGACTCGGATCGCTGGATAGCCTCGTTATCTACTATTTCCATAGTCTCAAATAATATATTTGGGTAACTCATACAATCGCACTCATGCCTTTTTCTCGACGCTTCGCATTTAACAGACCGCCAATATTGTCTATCTGGCTAGCAATAACAGCAAATGCATCTTGGCCGTCCAGCGCCTGAACCGAGATATTTATATTAGTTTCTTCAACAATATTTCCACCTGAATTAGCAGCTACCAGTTTATTGTTCGGCACGACAGAAGCCCCCGTGCTCCCCGTGTTGATAACTTCCGGCCCTCTCTCACCGACAACGTAAGAGTTGCCGGGCAACATCTGGCCGCCAACCTCACGCCCACCAGTTACGATATTAGCCGCAGCACCAACGCCAGCAGCCACAACAGCCGCAAATGCAGCAGCGCCCAGAGCAGGGCCAACAACGGGAATGCCTGCCATAGCCGAATAGGCGCTCATTGCACCTGAATAAGTGGAATTCCAGAGGTCTTGCAGTTGCTGTCGGCCTTTTTCCGTCAACAGCTCTTGACCTATTGAGATTGCAGCAGAGGCGAAGGCAGCTTCTTTACCCTCCAAGTTTGTAAAATAGGCTGAAGCACCATCTAGCAGAATGGAATATTTTTCAAGACCTACATCTAACAATTCTTGATCGCGTTCTTGTGCCGCGTCAGTTCGCGCCTGCGCCCATTCCTCCTCTGTCCCTGCACGGGTAGCTTCTGCCTCGGATATGATCTCAAGACGGCGCGCATAGCTCTCTCTGATCTGGTCTTCCTCGCTCATCATCAGAAACTGTAGGCTTTCCAGTGAGGATAATGCGCTAGACTGGCGGCGCTGCTCGGCTGCGTCTAATCCAGCAATAAGATCAAGCCGCCCACGCTCAATTTCAACCGTTCGCTGCCGTTCGTCATTCTCAGCTATAAGAGCGTCTACGTTTTTTCCCTCAAGCAAGTCTTTAGGCTCTTCCGTCGGCTCTTCCGTCGGTTTTTCGGTCGGTTCTGTTTTAAATCGAGAGCCGGTCTGGAAAGCAGCCATTGTTTCGGCTAAACTGCTAACAGCAACTTCGGTAGCTTTTGCTACGTCCTCCACCTCCTCGATTCCAACACCTAGCTCGTTTAGCCACCGTGTGGACGCTTGCACGATAAACCGGCTCAGGTCCTCTATGTCGCCACCAAGCGTTCTAATCTGCGCGGCCTCAATTGCAGATTGGAATGCTAGCCAGTCGCCTGTGAGAGTGTTCATCCGGACGCTGGACTGCTCCACAGCAACGTTTGTGTCCCGCATCGTTTCGCCTAGCTCAGCGACAACATCCTTTTGTGCCAAAAGAATTGTGGAAGCCGTGAAAGCTTCTTGGCCGAACATTTTCATCAGCTCTTGGTTGCTAAGATTCCGCGATTCTAGTTCTTCCAGCGCCGCAGACAGGCCAACGATAGACGGTTGAAGTTTCCTGTCCGCCGTTTCTTCCAGTTTTAGCAGTACCTGCCTAAGCGACGTGCCGCCATCAGCACCCAGCTTGTTGGCTTTTGCTAGTGCTTGTATGCCTGCAACAGTATCAACTAAGTCAAGCCCTAGAGCATTCGCAGCAGAACCAGCATTCCTGAGTGCGTCAGTAACAAGACCAACATTTGCAGTTCCCAGCTTTGAAGACGCGGCTAAGATGTTAACCGCATCAGCGGCTTTACTGGCGGGGAGCTGGAATTGGTTAAGTGCTGCCCCCAGTGCTGCGGCAGAGGCTGGCAATGAATCGCCTGTGGCTTCGGCTAAAAGTACAGCTTGCTTTGTGACCGCAGCAAGTGCCTCGGCAGAGTCTAGCAATTCGGGCTGGGCAGACGCAATCAGCTTAAATGCTATTGCTGCCTGAGAAGCGCTTAGTGATGTGGTTTTGCCTATTTCCTTGGCTTGTTCAGAGAAAAATTCAAGGTCTTTACCAGTCGCACCTGTGATCGCTGATAAGTTTGCTATCTCTTGCGAGAAATTAGCTGTAACAGCAATTCCACTTTTAAATGCTGAGAACAGCTTTGCAGCAACGGCAGCAGCACCAAACGCAACCGCAAGCTTTTTCATACCGCTGGTTAGCCCGGTAGTAGCCTTTCCGGTTTTCTTGATCCGTCCCTCGGCTTTAACAAATTCGTCCGAGTCAGCTTTAAAGACGAGGTTAGCGAATTCTGTTGGCATGTTGTCTCCAGTAATTCATTACTATTATAGCCTCTGACTCCCATGCGTCCAAATAACAGCCGGTGAGATCTATATAAGCCTTTATCTCAGTCGGTGACACGTTGTCACCGAGCATTAAAAAAACGTCCCAAGCTGCACGGCAATGATCAGGCAATTTCGGCTGACCATCTAGCTCCGCAACACGGACACCTGATTTTTTAAGCTGCTCCCAGTGCTGTCTATGACTAACCTTTCCCCCTGGAACAGGCGCGCTGGCTTTAAACTCCCAGCGCGCATATTCGATCAGTTGGGCAGCTAGCCTTGCGTAAAATTTGCCCGGTTGCCAACAAACCGATTAACTTGGTCTCTAACATTGGGTGCATCTGCGTAAAGTTTCCGGCAATTTTCTTCGCTGAACTCGAATGGCTCGCCATCAATAACAATGTTCTCCCAGCCCAGCGTCAAGCTGGCCAAGGCGTCAATATCGTAGCCTTCCGACTTCTCGAATTCCACCGACTCGCCGGATGCCATTATTGCCAGCGTTCTAGCATCCGCATCCCGGCGCATTTTTCGATAAGCCTTTGAGTCCATCCCGCGCAATCTGATAATTACATCTGTGGGCTTTCGCGTGGATGGATCAAGAATAGTACATGCAGCACCGGCTTCGTGCGCTTCAACTGTGCATAGTTTGTTTAATTCCATTATGCAGCCGTCCGCGTAATAACTAGTTGCGAAGCATCAGAAACTGAATACAGAGCCTGAAAATCTAAAGATATAGTGACCGTTCCGGCGTCTGAAACATCAGGGTTGCCGGATGAGTATTTCAGGTTGGGTATGTCAAACTCAAGATCATTCCCTGCTGGGTCGGTCAATACAAGTACGATAGATGAAGATGTCTCATTGATGAATTTTTCGTAAAGCGCCTTGCTCTCAAAGTAGCTGGTCAGGCTCCCGGTCAGGTTGGACTGCCCAATTGAAGGTCGGTTTGTCAGGTCGCTGCCAATGGAATGTGTAGTAGCTAGGCTATTTTGTAGATTCAGGTCAAGTGCTGTGACTATAGCTATAGTTGACCCGCCCTCTTGTATTGATCCAGTAAAAGAATCAAACGGCTGATTGGTTGGGTCGGCGCTATATGTCGAAGATGTGACTTCACTAGTTGCTATAGCTAAGTCCTTGCCCATCACTGAAGCTGTACAAGAAACCATCTGATTGGGTGCTACGCTAACAGATAGCGAGTCAAACTCCGAGCCAACAGTTCGATGCCATTCGGGTGTCGCTATGTCGCTGAACTTTCGTTCAATAGTAAATGATCTGCGTGTAGTCCCTGCTTTCAGAACGTCTGTTGCCCACGTGCCGCCCATTACAGCTTCGAGAATATCATCAAAAGAACCGAATTCCAGATCAAAACCAATATCTCCGGCCATCTGTTTGTTGCCGTGTCGGAAATCTTCAATCTGCCGATCGTCCCGCAACTTGTTTGAGACAATAGAATCTTTAGTCATGCCGACCGCGTAACTATTGTGTGGGAACGGTGTCCATGTGGGGGTGGCCGGAGTGGTACCATACGTGACCTCCGGGGTATAAAAAACGCTATGCTGTGATCCTGAAGAAATGCTCATGTTCTAGCCTCGGTGATAGTTTCAAAATTCATGGTCACGGGTACTATATACCATGCGCCATCTAAAGTGCCTCGTCCAACAGATACAGACCTAATCCGAACCCTTGTGGCATTCTTGGTTAAAATAGTGCCGCGCTTAAAATGGTCGGCAATAGAATCCGGCTTGGTAGTCCTGCCCATCTGTGCGGGAGCAAATACATCGACCTGATAAAGACCGCGTGTGAGGTCTCTCCCAGTATCGCCAAGCGTAT